CGCCCTGAGAGCACAACGCTGAAATGGGTATGCTGCACCTGGATGGCCAGGCTACAGGTGCAGCACTTTGATCGAGCCCGATGGCGCTGCCTGACTATTGAGGCCGCGGCTCATAGTGTTAGTTGGGCGGCGCGGGGAAGCAGAAACCGAACGGGGGATGTGTCCGCGGACATCCCCCAGCAAAGGCAGTGCCAAGGCGGACGTGGCTGGGGCGGGTGGGCTGATCAACCACGTCGCCGTGGCGCGAGGGGGGAGGGTGCTGGTAGAGGGTAGGGGCGGGCCTCGTTGGGGGAGGGGGGAGGAGCGCCGATGGTAAGAAAAAGTGCGCGCGGACATAATAGTTATAGTCGGAAGTTGCTCACCGTGCCGCTGGTGGTGACGGTGGTGATCGTGGTGCTGTTGTGCGCGGCCGGCTGGCAGGGAGCAGGGCAGAGGCAGGAGCGGCCCACTTGCACGCCGGTGGGGATGGACTGGCACGTGTACTTGCCACTGGTGCAGAAACCGGAGTGCGACCGGGGGACACCGACGATTCCACGAGCGACGCCGACGGGGCAGTGGGGCATCCACTAGAAGGGGCAGCGGGATGGGACAGCGATGGCATAAGGGTTGGCATCCGCCGGCAGACAAGCCGGCCGGTAGCCTTCAGGAAGGGTGCGCCGGGCTGGTGATGTACCTGGCGCTGATCGGGCTGATCATTCTGTGTGTGTTGATGCTGGCCAGCATGGCCGTGAGGTGAGAGATGGGACCAGGAGATGACGTCGAGAGCACGACCACAGACGTGGACGTGGAAGACGTGGACGTCGACGTGGAGCCGAACTATGAGGGAGCGGAAGGGGATGGGGGGCTGTACGCTGGCGGGCTGCCGATGGGGGACGACTAGCGCCTTCGTGTAGTGAAGAGGATGCATCCCCAGACAGGATAGCCCAGAAGGAAAATCAAAGGGAAAGCGATGCCACACTCAGTCACGCAACTGCACTTCGTGCGGGAGATCGCGGGCCGCGAGGTGTGGGTAGCGGTCGGGGACGACGTGGAGCAGGTCATCCTGCTGGAGAACGCGGGATGGTCGGGGCTGCTGGCGCTGGCGTTGGCCAGGCCGGAGGAGCGCTGGCCGGAGCAGGTCCGGATCACGCGGGATGGGGAGACGCGCACGTTTACGGCGGTGCCCCATACGGACGAGGTAGACGATCTGCTGTGGCAGTTGATCGATGCGCTGATTGACGTACGGTACCAGCATCCGACGATGACGCAGTTGACCCTTCAACTCACCGAGGAGGAAGCGGCGGAGTGGAAGGAACGGATGGGCGGTGAGGTGCCTATTGGCTAAGGCCAGGATTCCGCCGGAGTACGTGAATGTGCCAACGGCGTTGGCGTACAGGAAGGATCTCTCGGCGCCGGTCCGGGAGACAGGTATCCAGATCATTGGCTTGGGCTGGAATCACAACTACGAGTATACGGATCCAGTGACACTCACGGAGTTATGTGGCATTTGCGGGGTGAGCCGCGCACGGTTATATGGACACCTCCAGCAGCTCGTTGTTAAGGGTGTGCTGCGTTACACCTACACGGCGGTTGGATTCGTGTTCGACCTGCGTCGGTCTCGTGGCGCAATGCAACCCTCTGTGTCTGATCCTACAGGATCGTGCACGGATTCCGGTCTCAAAAATGAGACTGGCGGGACATTACAAGATGTTGTTGTTGCTTCTGATCATGAAGAGATAGCAACAACAACAATATTGGAGGGGGGAGTGGGGGGAACCACGGCGCCCGAAAACCCGGCCGTGGGAGAGGCACGTCTGGAGGTCCTGGAACGGATGGGTGTGCTCGAGCCGACGCGCTCGGAGATGGCCGGGCTGGCCTGGGCGACGGTGGAATATCTGGAGGCCTGGGAGGCGTGGTTGGATATGCAGGCAGGGAAGGTGGGGATCGGCCTAGTGATCGAGCAGATGCGCCGGGGCAGGTGGCCGCCCATTTGTGCGCCGGACAGGGCAGGGGGCAGGGGGAGGTATCGGGAATGGGCGGTCCAGTGACGGCGGTGGTTTCGTTGACGCCGCTGCAGGTGTACCTGTTCGGGATGCTGTTGGGGCTGGCCATTGGGCTGGCGCTGGGAGCCCTGGGGCAGGTGGTGCAGGGGGTGAGGGATGGCCGAGCGACTGACGCGGTGGGCGGTGCGGTTCACGATCGCGGCGATGCTGATCGTGAACGTTGACCTGGCGGCGGTGTGTACCATCGTCGTGGCAGGCCTGGTGTTGGGGGCGGGAGTGGCCCTGTGGCGTGAGCAGGACCCGGAGTGGAACGAGGCGCGGACCTGGTTGTTGTCCGCGGACAGGGGGTTGACGTGAGCGGTACGAGTGTGATCGTGGAGGTGCCGGTGTGCAAGGTGGTGGCCAACCCGTGGCAGGTGCGGCAGTTGGATGCTGACCTGGTGGGGGAGTTGACCACGGCGATGCGGGAGAACGGGTTCCGGGGTGTGCTGGTCGGGCGGGCGATATGGGTTAACGGGCCGGTGGTGATCAGCGAGGCGGAACACCTGGAGGACATCCGGACGGACCTGGACTGCGGGAATGCGCTGATCCAGTTGGCGTGGGGCCATCACCGGCTGGAGGCAGCCACCGCGGCGGGGATCGAGGAGGTGCCGGTCGAGCTGGTGGGTGGGCTCAGCGACGAGCAGATGGCCTCGTGGGCGCTGATGGAGAACGTGCGGCGCAAGGACATCTCCCCCATCGAGGAGGCGCAGGCGATCCAGCGGCTGACCAAGGAGTTCAAGTGGGCGCAGGCCCGGGTGGCCGAGATGCTGGGGTACAAGGACGCGGCGACGGTGTCCAACAAGTTGCGGTTGCTGCGGCTGCCGGAGGAGATTCAGGCGAAGGTGAGCGGCGGGCACCTGTCGGAGCGGGCGGCGCGCTCGCTGGTGACGGTGGCGGAGTTGAATCCGAAACGGGCGAAGGAGCTGGCCGAGCAGGACCGGGTAGTGACTGACTACGACGTGAAGCAGGCCAAGCGACATGCGAGTAAGCCACTGACCGAGGGGTGGGACAAGGCGCCGTGGCCAATGGAGTGGGTGCCGGCAGCGCTGGACGTGGAGGGGGACGGGTCGGCGATCAGTTGCCAGGGGTGCGAGCATCACCTGCAGATCGAGGCCGGAGGGGATGAGGTGCGGTGCTCGAAGCCGGCGTGTTGGAACAAGCGGCGGCGGGTGTGGGAAGCGCAGGTCATGGCGGCGGAGAGTGTGAAGCAGGGGATCCCGGCGGTGGTGCAGGGGGTGGACGACGTCAAGAAGTTCGGCTGGGAAGACCGCATCGTGCTGGGTGACAGGTGCACGAAGCAAGAGGGGCAGGGCCGGCCGTGTGCGTGGCTGCGGCTGTGCTACCGGGATGGGGAGGTCGAGGCCTGCTGTGGATGCAAGGCGGAGTACGAGAGGTGCATGGCGGAGGCAGAGCAGCAGAAGAAGGTGAGAAAGGCAACACGGGAGAAGGACGTGGAGGAGGTGCGGGGCTTGTTGCTCGGCGCGGCCACGATGTTGGCGATGTCACTTCTCCCGATGCATCTGGAAATCGCCCGGGCGCTCAATCGTTTCCTGGGAAGCGCTATGTTCTGGGGTGAGCCGGAGGAGCTGGACGTGCACACGAAGCTGGCGTGGAAGGTGCTGACGCAGGAGGTGGAGGGGCTGCCCAGGTGGACGGAATCGTTCTCGGTGGCCGACGTGAAGGACGGGATCGAGGTAGCGATGGGCAAGTTCGGGCTGGACTGGTCGGGTTTGACAGGTGGGGAGATTCCTGGTACCATGGGAGAAACCGAATAGGGGGCCAGTGTGAGCGGCGGCAGGGGAAGTTTCCCGGGCCGCCGTTTTGCGTTGGAGGTAGGCTGTGAGCGATATGATAGACGATGAGATCAGGTGGGCGGTGGAGCAGGTGCGGCAGGTGGCCGACCGGCTGGAGAAGTTGGCCGGCATCGGGCCGTTCCCGCTGTACTCGCAACGTGACCCGGAGTGGGCAGGGGATCGGCTCGGGCCGGACGCCGGCGGCGGGACGGTGGGCGGGTTGGGGTGTGCGGTGACGGACGCGGCGATGCTGATGACGGCACACGGGATGGCGATCACGCCGGGAGAGTTGAATAGGTTGTTGAGCCAGCGCGGCGGTTTCTCTGCAGCGAAGCAGGGAGCGCCGCGCAATCAGTTACGGTGGGAGTTCATCCCGGAGGTGTGCCCGGCGCTGAAGTACTACGGCCGGCGGGACTGGTCGTACATCTCGGCGGACGTGCCAGAGATCCGGCGGGTGATGGTGGAGCGGGGGCCGGTGATCGCCCAGGTGGATTTCGATCCGAAGGACCGCGACGTGGACGAGCACTATGTCATCCTCCTGGAGTGGCTGGGGCCGGATGACCTGGCGATCGCGGATCCGTGGACGGGGCAGCGGGTGGGGCTGGTGGAGCGGTACTGGAACCCGACGTGGAACGCGACGCGGGGGAAGGTGGCCAGGATTGTGACGGGGCTGCGGTTCCTGCAGGCGAGGGTGGAATGAGTGATGCGGTGGGCTGGATGATTCTAGCCGTGTGGATTGCGCTGATCGTCGTGACGATTGTCATCAAGTGGGAGGAGTTGAGTGGCTAAGAAGAAGCGCAGGAAGAAGAACTGGATTGCGGGGGCGATCAAGAAGCCGGGGGCGCTGAGACGTGCGCTGAAGGTGAAGGCGGGGGCGACGATTTCGGCGGCCAAACTGAGGGCGGCGGCGAAGAAGGGCGGGAGGTTGGGACGGCAGGCGCGGCTCGCAGTAACGCTGGGGAAGATGAGGAAGACGCGGCGGAAGAGGTAGATGGAGCAGGCGTTCATCAGCGACGATCTGCTGACGAAGATGGGCCGGCTGACGGCCAGGCAACGCGAGGCGATCCCCCGGCTGGTGCGGGCGCTGGCGGATGGGCGGACGATGCGCGACCTCCTGCGGGGGCCGCACCGGATCTGTTGCTGGTCCACGTACTACAAGCCGGGCCGGGGCTGGTATCACAACGAGGCGTTCCGGGAGGCGCTGGAGCAGGCGCGGCGGGAGTACGATGCGGCCAGGTTGAAGACGGCGGTCGAGGAAGCGGCAGCCACGTTGAGGCGGACGACGCCACTGGCAGCGAGGGTGCTGGAGCAGGAGATCGTCAGGGGATTGCGTGCACACGATACGGACGTGCCGGACGATGAGTTTACGTTCGAGGAGCGATCGCTGCGGTTGCTGGCCAGGGGGGCGGAAGGGGCGGTGCAGTTCCGGGCGCTGCAGGCGCTGAGCAAGATACGGTCCGGAGAGCGCGGGCGTGGGTTGAGGGCAGCCGAGGCGGTACTGGATCGGGCGGACATCGAGACGGCCGTAAAGAGCGCGGGGGGGGCGGAGGCGGAGTGGAAGGCGATGCTGGAGGAGCTGCGGGGATTGGGAGACGATGAGCAGGTGGCCGGCGTGGAGCCAGAAGGCAGCGATCTTTCGGAGGTTGGGGTATCACCCGTACCCGCTGCAGGTGAAGGCGCATCGTAGCCAGGCGCGGGTGGTGCTGGTAGCGGGGGCGGAGCGATCGGGTAAGAGTCTGTGGGTTGCACGTGAGGTGGTGGCGCGGTTGCCCTGGTGCCGGCGGGTGGCCATCGCCGCGCAGGAGTACGACGAGTGCTGGCCGGAGATGCGGTACATTATCAACGGGCTGCGCGCGCTGGGCGGCCTGGAGAGAAGCAGCACGCCGCAACAGGGGAAGTGGCGGGCCACGATGCGGGGGGGGGTGGAGGTTGAGACGATCTCCCTGCACGAAGGTCCGGAGGAGTTGACCGGGCGCGGGCAGCCATTCGACGTGGTGGTCCTGGCAGAGGCAGGGCGCATCCGGTACGATGCGTTCCTGGCAGCCACCGGCCGGGTGGCGGAAGTGCGTGGGGTGGTGGTCCCGGTGGGGACGCTGTGGGATACGTTCGGCTGGTACGCTGATCTTTACAAAGCATTTGCAGGGCCGAACGTGTTCGAGGGGGAGCAGTTCTCGTTCCCGGCCTGGGACAACCTGGAGATCTATCCAGGGGGGCGCGACGATCCGGAGATTCTGCGGCTGAAGCGAATCTATCCGGACGATGAGTTTGCCCGGTTGGTGGCCGCGGAGTTGAGGCCCAGCCCGGCGCGGATCTATCCGGAGTTCGAGTACGCGATCCACGTGGCCCAGGTGGCGTTCGACCCTGAGGCGGGGGTGGAGTTGGCGGTAGACGCCGGATACTTCCCTTCGCACTATGCGGTGTTGGCTTTGCAGATGGCCACCGACGCGGACGGGCGGGCGGTGTTGCGGCAGGTGGATGAGGTGTACGAGCAGCACAAGACGCATCACGACGTGGTGGAGATGTGCAAGGCCAGGCCGTGGTGGGAGAAGGTGGTCAAGGTGTGGGGTGGCCACGAGACCCGGCAGCATCAGGCGGCGGCCAGCACACAGGAGACGTGGCAGGAGTTGACCCGGCTGCCGTTCGAGATCGTGGACGCAGGGCGGATCGTCGACGGGATCGTGCGGGTGAAGACCTTCCTGCGTGACCCGGCCAGCAATGCAGCCAGGTACGTGGTGGACGTGGGATGCCTGGGGACGCAACGAGAGTTCGAGGCCTACAAGCGGAAGACGGATAGCAAGGGGAACGTGACGAGCGACGAGCCCGAGGACGCGAACAACGACGCGCTCGATGCGTTGAGGAACCTCGTAGTGGGGAAGTATGGGGTGGTCGAGCACGTGAAGCGAGAACCGACGCCGGGGAAGATGAGACGGCCGGCCAGAGGATAGTGCGGATGGGGTGTACTTGTCCCGGTTGTGGTGAGCCTATGCGCTACGGGCAGTATGGTGTGAGGCGCGACGGCACTCCTGCCACGGGGTGGCGATGTTCCCGCTGTTGGCGCACGGTGTGGGAGGGGGAGAAGCCCTGGGTGGACACACTGTCAAGGGAAGACTGGATGAAGTATGTGGCAGAGTTTGGGTCGGGACCATCTGAGTGGTTCGCGGAGCCGCCAGATTGGGTGCATATCCTGAAGAGGCACCAGTGGCCACCCATCGTGCAGTTGAGGTTAGCATTATGAAACCGAGTGACATCACGACGCAGTTCGTGCACAGCAGGTTCGAGGCGCTGAAGAACCGGTGGGGCAAGCGCAACAGCAGGATGGATGAGATGGAGCGGTTGTACCTGCTCGATATGTGGGAGGATGCGCCGGAGCCGGACGAGCGGCGGATCAGTGCGCCGGTGTGTTGGAACACCGTAGAGAGTTTCAGGACGCTACTCTTGACACGGCCGCCGGTGATCAGCGTGCCGGCGTCAGAGGTGAAGGCGGTCGAGACGGACCGGGCGGACCAGATCGAGAAATATTTGTATGGGGCCTGGCACCAGGCTCACGTGTCGGATGCGCTGCACCTGGCGGAGTGGCACGCTTCGTGTCTGGGCGAGGGGGTGCTGCGCTGCGTCTATGACCCGGAGACGGTGGAGGGTGAGTTCCCGCTGGTGGTGCAGGCGCTGGATCCACGGACGGTGTACGCCACGCCATCCGGCCGGGCGGGCCAGGACCTGGAGGTGGTGCACTCGTGGGAGCGACCACGGCGGGAGATCGAGGCGGAGTGGGGAGTGGAGTTGTCACGGCCCAGCAAGGCGGACGTGTCGGTCGAGGAATGGCTGGACGAGGAAGTGGAGTTCATTGACTACTGGCGGGTGGACGTGGAGCGGGTGGCGGAGGAGTTGTCCGCGGACAAGGGGGAGAAGGAGGAGCCGGCGGGGACGCTGGCCAGGGTGGTGGCGGCGGCGAAGAAGGCGCTGGGGGCCGGTGCACCTGCTGAACCGGGGGTCGTGGAGGGGATGCAAGGAACGGAGGGAACGCAAGGGAAGAAGGGCAAGGAGAAGCGAGCGGCCGAGCCTACGCGGCGGACGGTACGCCGGCGGGTGGTCACCAATTGCGTGGTGGTCGAGGATAAGATGGTGAAGGAGCCGGTGCGCATGCCGGGGTACGAGCGGCTGCCATTCGTGCGCTATCCCGGGATCGCGACGCCGCTGGCCAACGAGAATGGGGCGCTGAGCGTGTTGTTCGCCATCACCGGGGGGACGCGGAAGAACGGGGCGGTGGGACTGGCGGCGGCGATGAACGAGCTGCTGGCGATGAAGCAGCGGATCATCGAGATGTTCGCCAACGGGGCGATTGTGACAGACGACGAAACGCTGACGCTAGACTTTACGCCAGGCTCGATCAACTACATTCGGAAGGGGGCGCAGTGGAACTTCTTGATGCCACCGGGTCCACACCCGGCGGTGGATCAGCAGATGGGATTGATCGAGCGGATGGTGCAAGATGCGACGGTCAGCGCCTCGATGATGGGCCGCTACCAGGGGGATATGTCGGGGCTGATGATGAGCGCGATCAACAACCCGGTGCTGATGCGGATCGCGCACAGGCAGCAGGTGAGGGAGCGGGCCTACGAGGAATTGAACGAGATCGCGCTGCAGTTGACGGAGGAGTACGCGCCGGCGGAAGGGTGGTACGTGTGGGGGGAGGACCGGCTGGGCGGGGTGTTCGAGTTGCGGTTAAGGCCGGCGGACATTGGGGGTTATCACCGGAACCGGGTGGAGCTGAGCGCGTCGTTGCCCAAGGATGAGGCCGGCGAGGTGATGAGCCTGGCCAACCTGGTGGGGCAGAAGTTGATCAGCCGGGAGACGTTCCTGGATCAGTTGCAGCGGATCAAGCACCTGAGCGGGCAGAGTCCACAGGATGAAATGAAGCGCATCTTGCGGGATCAACTATTGTTCGAGGGGCCGACGGCGGAGACGCTGGCGAAGGTGGTGCTGAGCGAATGGAGTGAGGAGTTGGCCACGGCGATGGGGCTGGGGCCGAAGCCACCGGCGCCGCCAATGCCGCCAATGCCGGGGCCTCCGGGAATGATGCCGCCGGGGATGGGGCCAGGTGGACCCGGGCCCGGGCCAGGGATGCCGCCAGGTCCTCCGGGAGCACCAGGACAGGGGCCGATGATGGGGATGCCACCGGGCGTGGTACCGCCGCAGGCGATGCCGGAGGCGGTGGGGGCGGGCGGGCCGGAGGCGTTGGCGCGGATGATGGCGATGCAGGGTGAGCCGGTGCCGGGGATGGGTGAGGGGCCAGGGGGATGAGGAGCATCGTGCACGACGCGATGGCCGATGCGCGGGAGATGATCGGCCAGGTGGTCCAGGACGTGCGGGGCGAGGCGCGGCTGACGGACGATGAGGTGCTGGCCAGGTACGAGCAGCAGCGGGGGAATCCGTTCGCGATCATGCAGTTCGCGCAGCAGAAGGTGGGCCAGGGCGGGGACGTGCTGGGTGAGGCGCTGAGGTACGAGGGGGCGATGGAGAAGTTGTGGGCGAAGCGGGTGCCCAAGGCACCAGGAGGATAGGTGAGATGGCAGTCATACAGGGAACAGGCGGTGGTGGGGTAGGCATAGGCGCGACGCAGTGGCCGGTTGCGCCAGGTGTGGGGTGGACGTCTCCCCCGTACGCGGGCTATGGGTACACGCAGCCGGCAGCCACCGGGCAGCAGCCGTATCAGCAGCCGGCCGGCCAGCAGCAGTGGGGGCAGACGTGGGGCGGCGGTGGTGGAGGGGGAGGGGGGACACCGGCGGCTCCGGCGGCTCCAGTGACGTGGGCGGTGCCCGGGCAGGCGGGGCAGTATGGGTGGTTGCCGTGGCAGGATTGGCAGCAAGCACCCTGGGCGAACGTGCCCACCGAAAGGGCGCAGGAGAATCAGGCCTGGATGAACGTGGTACTTCCCTGGATGCAGCAACAGGCGCAACAGCAGCAATGGGGGACGGAGTTCGACTGGCGCAAGGCGGCAGACATTTGGAATCAGCAATTCCAGCAGGAGCAGTTCGCGCATCAGCAGGCGCAGGATGTGTTCGGGCAAGACATCCAGAGGCAACAGCTTGCGGAACAGGGCAGGCAAGCCAACGTAGCAGCGTTCGGGCGGCGCTGGGCTCCCAATACTCGTTGGATGTGAGATGGGTAGGAAGAGTCTCGAAGAGCGGTTCTGGGAGAAGGTGGACCGGCGCGGACCAGATGAGTGCTGGCCGTGGACTGGTGCTGTGTCGAGTACCGGATATGGGAATTTCGGTCAGGGTGGGATGCACAGACAGGTCGGGGCTCACAGGATAGCCTTCGTGCTCTCTGGTGGTGTGATTCCGCCCGGCTCTTGTGTGTGCCACGGATGTGACAATCGGGCGTGCTGCAACCCTGCTCACTTATTTCTAGGTTCGGATACCGATAACGTCCAGGATATGATCAGGAAGGAACGACACGGCCGGATGAAGTTGACTGCTGCCAAGGTCCGCGAGATTCGAGAGAGGTACGAGGCAGGTAATGTGACTCACAGGTCCCTGGCTTGTGAGTATGGAGTTGAGCATCGGAACATCGGTCGCATCGTCCGCAGGGAGCGATGGGCCTGGGTGGAGTAAGAGGATGCCGGCAAACGTAGCGCGCGAGAAACGGCTTGAGGAACAGGAGCGGAGGCGGGGACGGCCAGCGCCAGCGCCGGCGGCTGCACCTGCGGCAGGAGGGGGACAGTGGTGGCGGCGACCTGAGCCTGCAGCGGCTGCGCCAGTGGTGGCACCTGCGGCTGCGCGTACGCCCTCGCGGGCGGGACGGCCGTGGATGGACGTCGGCGTTGGGCCGTGGGGCCCGGCACCTTCGCCCCTTCCAGCCAGGGGGCCGATGTTGCCGACGGTGTTGCGGCCGGCGGAGGAACCGGGGATGCAGCTGCCGACGCTACCGGGGGCGACGACGGTGGCCAGGGGCTTGCGGCGATGGGGGCCGGTGGAGGCGATGGAGCGGGCAGGGCAGCGGATCGGGGAGGCCTGGCGGAAGGTGGTGGCACCGCGGGAGGCGGGGACGCTGGGGCAGGTCCTGGAGCAGGGGAGAGGAGAGGCGCAGCCCAGCCGGCCGCGCTCGTTTGCGGAGATGATGGCGGGGCCGGCAATGCTGGCGATGGGAGCGGGGCCCAGCGCGACGGCGGCGGCCGGGGCGGCCGGGCAGCCGGCAGGTCCACGGCCGGAGGCGGTGGGCGAGATTCTGGGAGGGGCGGCGGGACGGTTGGGCGAGCTGGCAGGGGCGGCCTGGCAGACGGGGAAGCAGATCCCGGTGGCAGGGGTGATCCCGCGCGGGATCGAGGCGGCAGGGGCGACGGCGATGGAAGCGTTGTCTACGCCGGCGAAGGCAGTGGAGGAGATGTTGGGCAAGGCGGGGCAGAAGATGCCCGGCGGGATGGGGTTGCCGCCACTGACGCCGGCCCGGCAGATGACGGCAGAGCAGCAGGCGGAAGCGCAGAAGATCAGCCAGGACACGCACATTCCGCTGTACGTGGCGCAGCAAGGGGTGCTCGCCGCGGCGCGCCGGGGGGCGCAGAGCCTGCGCGATTACTCAGCTGAGCGGTACGGGCAGGGGGCGCAGGTGGAGCAGGCGCTGGGGCGGGTGGCTTATGGCCTGGGGTACTCGAGTCACGAGGCACAGGTGGTAGCACTCGATCGGCTGATGGCGGGGGAGGATCTGAACGACGTGACGTCGGGCCGGCAGGTGAACGTGACGCAACCGACGCCGGAGGATATGCAGGCGTTCCGGTCGTACGTGGAGGGGATCCGGCAGCGGGATGGTGAGGACGCAGCAGCGGCGGCAGCGCAGCAGGTGCAGCAGACGGGGATGATCCCGGGCCAGTCTGACACGTGGAACGAGTTGTTGTTCCAGGTGGGGCTCGACCCGTTGAACTTGCTGGACATCGGGGCGTGGCAGCGGGGGGCGCAGGTGCGCCAGGCGCGGGCGGCGGCCAGGTTCGCGGGGGCGGCAGAGGTGGCGGAGACTGCAGCGGACGTGGCGCGGGTGGCGGACGATATGGCGGATGGGGCCAGGCTGGTGCTCGATCATTCGGATGAGGCAGCGCGGGTGGTGGGGCGGGCGGACGCGGGGCAGGGATCGTGGCTGAGTAAGCTGTGGCAGAAGTATAACCCGTTCGCGGCGACGCCTCGGGCCGCAGCGGAGACGCTGGCCGGGACGGCGTACCAGGTGGTGACGCCGGCGATCATGCAGGTGGAGAGTGCGGACGAGGCGCGGGCGATGGTGCGGGCGATGGTGGAGAATCCGCAGGCGCTGACGGGAACGCTGGGGAACGTGCCGTTGAGCCAGGCGGCGGCGGAAGCACGGCCGTTACTGGCGCAGGTGGTGGGGGACCTGGACGATGCGAAGAAGTTCCCCAGCCTGGTGGGGCCGTTCGACCGGTTCGCGTTCCTGGCCGATCTGGACACTTCGATGGCGGAGCGGGCGCTGGAGATGACGGGAGCGGCGACGGAGACGACGACCAAGTACCAGCAGTTTGCCAACGGGTTCCGCTCGACGATGAGCGAGTATTATCTGCGCACACCCGGGTACGCGATCCGGAATGCAGCCGGTGACCTGATGACGATGGCGTGGGATGGGGTGGGAACGTTGGACGGGCGGGGGGCGATCAACGATTTCCTGGAGCGGTTCGGGCCGACGACGCGGCGGATCAGCGAGTCGGCAGCAGCAGGGGGGCAGGCGGAGATTGCGGGCAGTAAGTTGCCGGGAGTGTTCGGGGAGGCCTCCGGGCAGTTGGGCGCGTGGATCGGCAGCCAGGAAGAGGGGCGCTACACGCGGGCGTTCTACTCTGGATTGAAGAAGGCGGTGGGGCAGGTGTGGGCGCCGGCGCTGCCGGAGGAGCTGGCCAGCATGCTCGACGCGAATACGGTGCGGGCGTTGGAAGCGCGGCTGGCGCAGGGGATGAACGCGGACGAGTTCGTGGACGCGGTGCGCGCCGCGACGGGGCCGAAGCCGGTGCTGAATCTGGCGACGTTGCTGGAGAATCCGGACGATCTGAGTGTGGGGATGCGCCTATTCCTGGAGGGGGAGCTGGCGAAGGTCGAGGACATCGATCAGATAGACGAGATGGTGGACAGCGCACGGGCGATGGTGGGCGACAGTATGGGCCGTGCTTTTGCCGCAGATCCTACACCTCCGGGGCGTAGAGTCTGGAGTGATATCGAGGCCGTGCAGGATCTGCGGGAGGAGCAAGGCTACCTGGATGGGATAGGGCGGATGCTGGGGGTGGAGGAGGGGGAGATCGCGCAGACGCAACAGCACCTGGCGGACGCGCTCGCGCCGGGGGAGGCGGGGATCCGGCAGGCGGAGGAGACGCTGGTGGCGACGGTGGGTGGGCAGTTCGACGAGAACTCGGCGACGCTGGTGCGGCAGGTGCGGGCAGAGACAGGCAAGATGAAGATGGAGGCACGCGCCTCGGCGGACTGGCTGAGGGCGGACGCGTGGAGACGGGTGCGGGAAGGGGAAGACGCGCAGGTGATCTGGCCGGCCTACTTCCAGATGGTGGAGAAGGTGCACGCGGACAATCAGGCGCAGGTGCTGGCCAGGCTGGAGGATGGAATCCAGCAGGTGCAGCGGCTGCAGGCGGGGGAGGCGCTGGAGGCGGTGACGGGGCGGGGGACGCGGGAGATCGTGGAGGAGAGCCTGGCGCAGTTGCGGGCGCTGGCCGGGGACGTGGCCGGCAGGCAGGAGCGGTTGCGCCGGATGGGGCTCGAGGACTTTGTGAACTTCGACGAGATGCTGGACGCGCAACGGTTGACGGTGGACACGGCAGAAGCCGAGGCCTGGCGGATGATGGGGATGAATCCGAACCGGGACGGGCTGGACGTGGTGGTGTCCACTCAGGATGGGGTGGACCGGATGGCGCGGGGGACGGCGGCGGAGATGGCAAAGGTGCGGGAGATGATGCTGCAGGGCCGGATCAACAAGAAGAAGTATGCGGAGATCGGGCAGGAGCTGTGGCAGGGGTTCTTCCGGGACGCGAGCCAGGGGTGGGACCTGGCACGGTGGGAGTTGGCGCAGTTGCCGCTATCGCCCGGGGCCCAGTCGCGCGCGTTGCAGGCGTTGGGCTGGCCGGTGGAGCAGGCTGGGGCGCTGGGGGCGGAGGAGATCAGGGCAGTGCTGGGGGGGAACGTGCGGTGGGATGCGCTGATGAACGCGCCGGCGTTGCCGCTCGAAGAGGCGATGAAGGGGACGCTGGTGGACGTGGCACAGCAGGCGGGGTTGGATTTGACCAGGTCGGCGGACTGGGGGGTGGACGAGTGGCGGCAGGTGCAGGCGCAGGCGCGGACGCTGGCGGATCAGGCGGGGACGCGGGCGAGTATGCCGGGGCGGTTCGGGATGGGAGCGATCGAGGAGGCGGCAGCGGTGGCGGAAGCGGCGCCGCGGACGGTCAGCTCGGGCATGCAGATCCAATGGCCACAGAGCGTGGACGACGTCGCACGTAGTATGGGCATTCGACCGCAAGGGGCCTCAGCTGAGGATTGGGCGCGGGTCGCTGAGTATGCGGAGGATCGTGGGCGCGAGGCCCAGGTGCTGGGTACGGAAGCGGGCCGGGCCGGGATGGCTGCGCAGGAAGCGGAACGGTTGCCAGAGTGGGGCCAGATCGGCGGCCAGGAAGCGAGGGTGCGGCGCGGCCGTCTGAGTTTCGCACAGGAGCAGGAGCGGGTCGGTGAACTGGCACAGGTGGCACGCGGGACGGCAGAGGAGACGGTGCAGTGGGTGCTCGGTGAGGCGGGGTTCAGCGCCGATGAGATGGCCGGGCTGAACTGGCAGCAGCAGCAGCGCTTGGTGGAGGAGATCGGGCAGGGTGAGTTGCTGAAGACGGGGGCGGGCAGGCCGGTCAAGATTGACGCCATTGACGTGGACCGGCGCGCGGAACTCTTACAACAGTCGTCGGAGGGATTGAAGGAGGCGGCGTTCGGTGTGGGGATGGAGCCGGAAGCAGCAGGGGGGTACCGGTGGCAGGAGGTGGCGGGTGAGGCGCGACGGCGGGCGGAAGGGAGCAAGCCGGTGGTCCAGGCGCCGGGGATGTACGATGCGGCGGGGTTCCCAGTGACCAGGCAGCCCCAAAGGATGACGGCGCCCACGCGGATCGTGGAGCGGGCGGAGGAGATGGTGCCGGAGGCGGAGCGGGTCGGGCGGGGCCGGGCGCTGGTGGGGTTCGAGCAGCGGCAGGCGACGCTGGCCGACCGGTACGCGGACATCGAGGAGATGGCGCGAGCGCGAGGTGGACTGCTGCAGGACGGCCGGCGATTGGGTGAGACGGTGGACGTGCCGGTGGGGGTGGTGAAGGCGACGACGGAACGGGCGGCCGGGATGTACGGGGTGAACCTGCTGGACGAGCAGAACCAGGTCATCCGGACGTACTGGTACAGCGATTGGACGTCGGCGCGGCGCGCGCGGGACGAGGCGCGGAGTGTGATCGAGGCGGGGACGCAGGGGCAGAAGGCGATGGTGGATACGGCGTGGTCGGCCTGGCACACGGACGACGTGGCGCGGGCGGACCGGCGAGCAGCAGCAGCCGGCGGATACGGGATGCCCCCCACCCTGGCGGATATGACGCAGATAACGACGGAGCGGGAGCTGGCAGCGCTGGAGGACGTGCGCACGTGGGGCCGGACGGAGTGGGCAGTGGCGGGGGAGGCGGCGCCGGTGCCGCCACAGGTGCAGGCGCAGTTGGAGCGGTGGGCGAAGACGGACCTGACGCGGCAGTGGGCGGAGGCGCGCACGACGGTGGTGGATATGGCACGGCAGGGGGCAGATTTCGCGGTGCTGGACTACGCCGGCGGGCGGAAGCGGTTCGACAATTGGCTGAGCACGGTGTGCCCGTACTCGTATTGGATGACGCGGTCGGCGAGGAACTGGGCGTTGCGGGCAGCGGAACGGCCGGGGGTGATCGCGCAGTACGCGCGGTACCAACAGGCGGTGGAACGGACGAGCCAGGAGCGGGGCTACCGGGCGCGGTTCGAGGGGATGGTGGAGGTGCCGGTCAAGGGGATGCCGGCCTGGACTGGGCAGGCGCTGTTCTTCGATCCATCGCGGTTGTTGTTGCCGTTCTCACAGTTGCCGGGGATGGGGGCAGAGGTCGAGGATCAAGAGCCGGCGAGGAACCTGATCGAGATGACCTATCGGGTGGGGCAGAAATTCGGGCTGAGACCCTACGGATTCATCGAGTGGCCACTGCAATACTTCAACTGGATCGGGAAGCGGGAGGAGATGGGGTTCGTGTTGCCACACACGGGGGCGATCCAGGCGGCGACGGCGGCGGCGGGGGTCGGGGCGCCGGGCGGGGTGAATATCGAGGCGCCGGTGCGGCGGATGGTGGGGATGCCGGAGCAGGAACCGTACCAGGCGTACCGGGTGAACCGGATGCTGGCGAATATGTCCGCGGACAACCCGGAGATTTCACAGGATGCACTACGAGCGCAGGAGCTGCAGCGATTGGTGGAGGCGGGGCAACTGCGGCTGAACGAGGCGATGGGCTGGGAAGGCGGGCGGGCAGGCCCACCGGTGGCCAGCGATGCAGTACTGAGGATCGCACGGGACCAGGGGTGGACGGAGCCGCAGGTGCTGCAGGCGCAGACGTTGCTGCAGACGGCGGTGCAACGGGCGGGGTTGGAGCGGGGGCTGCGGGCGGGGTCGTCGTTCGCGGGTGGGGTGACGCTGGCGATGTTCCCCTCCGGAGAGAGACGGCAGTTGGAGTTGGAGCGGGAGCAGCGGGGGGAGCAGTACTCGCCGCTGACGGGGAGGGGTAGCCGGGTGGGGTTGGAAGCGTGGCGGGCGGAACATCCGGAGACGGTACCGCGACGGCTGGCGGGCAGTGCATTGCCCGGGGCGGCGGAGTTCACAGGGACGACGCCGGGGGAGCAGGCACGCTACAACGAGTACCGGACGCAGCGGGATCGCATCCAGGCGGAGTATGCGCAGGAGATTGACGATCTGGCACGGCGGGAGCCGTGGAACCGGGCGGGGATCCAGGAGCTGCAGGATCAGCAGTGGGCGCAGTTGGGACAGTTGCGGGACCGAATGGGGCTGACGGAGCAGGCGGAGGAGGGGGCGGGGTACCAGCCGCGCAGTGTGTACGGGGCCAGGCCGGAAGAGGCGACGGGGATCCGGCAGCAAGAGGTGCTGGGGGCGGTGAGCGGGGCGATGCCACGGGTGGCGCAGTTCGCAGGGGCGAACGGGCAGCCGGACTACGACGCATACAACGCGGCGGTGGCTCAGTTCTTCCAGGAGTTGCCGGCGCGGATGGAAGGGAACGAGGCGCTGGGAGCGATCGCCGGGGCGATGGGGGCGACGCCGGCGGAGTTGCTGGCGGGGGTGGACCAGGCGGCGGTGACGTCATACTGGCGCAGGAACGACCGGCCGACGCAGGCCGCGCAGCGGGTGTGGGAGGAGACGGTGTACCGGCCGGCGTGGGAGGCGTACAACCAGGCGGTCGAGGGCGGGATGGATAAGGGGAAGGCGTACGAGCGGTACGTCGAGGGGGCGGGAGAGACGAGGGGCGCCGACCTGGTGGGGCGGATCGAGGAGATGTACCCGGGGCGGTGGACGGCGGAGGAGTTGCGGACGGCGGTGAAGGGGATGACGTTCCCGGGGGTGGCGGAGGCGGCGACGATGCGCAAGCCGGAGGAGGAGCGGGCGCTGGCCGAGGCCTCGTCGGCGTTCTGGGATTTCCTGAACGATCGACTTCCACCGGGGAAGATGGGGCAGGGGGCGCGGGAGAATACGCTGGTACAGCTGGCGCTCGATGCGGAGACGCGGGGGACGGCGACGGCGGAGCAGTATCAGAAGGCGCTGGAGTGGTTGGAGGGGTGGCGGGCGGAGAACGCGGACCCGGACAAGTGGCTGTCGGCAGCGGATTGGACAGAGGCGCGGGAGCAGAATGATGCGTTCAATCAGGCGGTGAAGGAGCAGGTGGGGGAGAACGTGCAGGATTTGCTCGACCGGTATTATGCGCTGGCCTCGGGGGAGCGGAAGACGTTCAAGCTGAAGCATCCGGAGATCGGGCAGTACTTTGACTTGCGGGATGCATGGGGAGAGCAGCGGGGCCACGAACTGTGGGCGTACTTTTATCAGGGGACGGCGCTGGGCGGGGCGGTGGCGGCGTACACGACGGGGGGGAAGAAGGCGCGGGCGGCGTACGTGCCACGACCTCGAAAGTATTACAAGAAGAAGGGGAAGAAGAAGGGGGGGCTGGTGCCGTGGGCGTTCGAGCGGCAGGCGCAGTGGACGCCGAAGGTGTATATGGAGAGGGTGTCGCCGTGGGGGCCGAAGGGGGGAGAATGGACGGAGCCGTACCGGGCGCGGGGGGTGCCGTGGATCGTGGGGAAGTGGCGGACGAAGTATTAGGGCGGGAACGCGGATGAACGCAGACGAACGCAGATGAACGCGGATGAACGCAGACGAACGCAGATGAACGCAGACGAACGCAGATGAACGCAGACGAACGCAGATGAACGCGGATGGATATGGGGCAAGTAGGGGATGAGCGAGGAGAGGCAGGAGCAAGAGCACAAGCAGCCGGATAGGGCGGGGGCGGCGGAGCGGGTGGAGCGAGCGCAGAGGCACATCGCCCGGGCGGAGGAGACGCTGCAGGATAGCGTGGAGCTGGCGGATATGGTGCACCGGCTGGGGAATTGGGTGGGTGCGCTGCTGGGACGGAAAGGTGAAGACCGCTGACCGCAGACGGCGGACGGCGGATGTATATCAGGTTCGATACACTTACGGAAAGGAGCTCGAGATGTTGAGGAAAGGCGTGTTGATGGTGGTAGTCCTGTTGACTATCCTGGTGCTGGTCGCGTGCGTGGGGCCGGAGCCTACGGTCTCGCCCCTGGCGGCACCAGGGCCCGTGGTGGCAACGCAGGCGCAGCAGGAGGAAGACCCGGAGCTGACGGCAGAGATCATCGCCGCGGTGATGGCCGGGATCATATCGCTGGCGCTGGAGGTCGTGCCTGGCCTGGCGGAGAAGTGGCAGACGGTGGGGGATACGTGGAAGCGGTTGGTGTTCCTGGTCGGCTGCCTGCTGATCCCGCTGGCGCTGGTGGGGCTGGGGTGCGCGGGTATCACGTTGGGCGTGAAGCCCCCGGTGTGCGGGAAGGACGGGGTCGTGATGGCCATCCGTCTGGGATTCGTGGCTTACTTTGCATCGCAGGTGACCTACACGGTGGTGAGCAAGGCGGTGCGGGCGAAGCGAGTGGCAAGCCGGCGCTGGAAGGCGTAGGCTGGCATAGGCTACTGTGCTGTAGGAGGCGTTCCTACAACTGAATAGCGAAGGAAGCCTCAAGTGGGGGATCTGTGTTTCTCAGAACGCCTCCTACAGCACGTAGGAAGTGAGGATGGAGATGACCGAGGAGTTGGACAAGCAGGGTGGAGGAGTTGGCGCAGGGCAGGCGACAGGCGAGGGAGCCGTTGCCGGCCAGCAGCCGACAGCCGAGACTCCGCAGCCGATAGCCGCGGAACCGAAGAAGGTTGATCTGTCGCAGTCGGAAGAGTTTCGCAAGTATCAGGCTGCACGCGATAGGCGAGAGGAGCAGTTGCGGCAGCAGATGGCGGAGACGCAGCGGCAGATGCAGGAGATGCAGCGCCAGATGGCGCAGGCGCAGTTGCGGGATGCAGACCCGGAGCAGGTGGCGCAGTACTATCAGTCTGAGATCGACCGGTTGCAGGTGGAGACCCGCCAACGCGAGGCAGCGATGAGTGAGCGCGAACGGTGCGTGGCGAAGGCGCAACAGTTGCTGGACGAGTTGGGGATCGATCCGAGCACGCCGGGATTGGACTGGGGAGACGAGCCATCGGCCGAGGGGCTGGTGCGGCTGGCGACGAGCGCGGCGAAACTGAAGGGGCTGCAGGCCCAGGTGACACAACAACAACAACAGACCGTGGTGGCGGACGCGACGCAGGCGGCGAAGGCGGAGGCGCTGACGCAGGCCGGCGTGACGAAGGTCAACACGGCAACCGGGACGGCTGGGCCTCGGGACCTGCGGGCAGAGTTCGAGGCGGAGAAGGCGAAGTTGGTGCACGGCGGAGACGTCGGCGCGTACGCGCTGCTGAAGTCGAGGTACCGCAAGCAGGGGTTGGACGTGTAGGTCTGAGGAGCGGCCGTCACACACACTTACGAGGTGAAGAGAGATGGCAGTTTCAGATCAACCCAAGACTACGTATTCGGATACCACCGCACAGAAGCGGGTCATCGCGGACCTGATCGACATCATAGATCCGCGTGACACGCCGGTGGTGTCATACTTCGGGCTGGACGGGGACAGCGGGAAGTTCCGGCTGGTGAACTGGCCAGGCACGAAGATGGAGTGGCTGGAGGACACGCTGGCCGGGCTGACGGACACGCTGGGGGCGAGTTGCACGACGAACGCGACGTCGCTCAGTGTGACGGACGGCTCGCTCCACAAGACCGGGGACATCATCGAGATTGACGCCGAGATGATGTGGATCAGCGACGCCTCAGCTGCGGACAACAAGGTGACCGTGACGCGGAACTACGGCGGGACGCAGGCGACGCACGCGGCCAGCGCGACGATCACGCTGATCAACCACGCGCGACTGGAAGGGGCGGACGCGGACTACGACCGGGCGTTCAGCGACATCACCGCGCCCTACAACTATACGCAGATCTTCCAGGACGACGTGAAGGTGACCCGCTCGGGGAACAAGATCAGCCAGTATGGGATCACCGAGGAGTTCGACTATCAGGCAGCGAAGAAGATCCCGGAGCTGAGCCGGCTGATCGAGAAGGCGTTCTTCCGTGGCCAGCGCAAGAGCGGCAGTGCCACGTCGCCTCGTGCGTTCGGCGGGCTGGAGACGTTCGCGACGAACAACACGAAGAGCGGGGCCAGCGCGGCGCTGGTGCAGAAGGATCTCGAGGACCTCATCGAAGCCTGCTGGGCGGATGGAGGGAACCCGGACCTGATCATCTGCAACTCGTGGGTGAAGCGGAAGATCTCTGGGTTCTACGCGGACAGTGTGCGGACCACGCGGGACGAGCAGCGCGGTGGGGTGACCATCAGTGAGGTCGAGACGGAGTTCGGTGTGTTGAAGATCTTGATGAGCCGGTGGTGCCCGAGCGCGAAGCTGTACGTGGTGGAGAGCCAGTACATCGGGTTCGTGGCGTTCGATCCCTTCTTCCAGGAAGAGTTGGCCAAGACGGGCGACTCGACGAAGGGCCAGGTGGTAGGGGAGTACGGCCTGGTGGTGAAGAACGGGAAGGCGCACGGGTTTATGAAGTCCATCAGCACGACTTCGTAACCGGGCAGGCGGAAAGACAGACTATGGGCGGGGGCGGTGCACGTGGCCGCCCCTGCCAGGAGGATTAGAGTATGGGTAGCGGAACGAGAAGTATCTACAACGCCGCGGACTACTGTCCTGTGCTGGCGCGCCTGGCCGGGGAGGGAGCGATAGGGCTGGGCTCGAACGTGGCGCAGTTCAACCTGGAGAGCAAGGTGCGGGTGGGAACGCACGACTGGGGCGTGGGCGCGACGGGGGTGCTGCTGAGCGGCACGGACCCGGACATGGTGTTCCAGGTGGCGGGGCGGATCAACGCGGCGCTGGCGACTGGTGCGTACGCGGCTACCTACCACCAACTGGCGTGCACGGCGGCACAGACGGGGAACGTGAGTGTGTTCGCGAACTGGAACGAGCTATACTTCACCGGGACCACGGCACTGGGCACGGGCAACGCCGGGGCGGTGTGGGGACACATCGAGATAGCGGGGACGTTCACGGGGCCGGCCAGCACGAGCAGCTACATGGGGTCGGTGGTGGGTACGCTGATGTCGGATGCGGATACGGTGACGAACACGGGGATCATGGGCGCGTTCGTCGCGGATAGCATACTGACCAGCGGGTTCACGAACAACGGCAAGATCGCGGCGTTTGTGGCGCACGTGAACGCTTCGCACCCGACGCGGGCGAACTGGCCAATGGCGCTGTACGTGGACGGCTGCGACGTGGTGATCGGGTTCGGCAGTGGCACTAACTACGAGGACGGGATCAAGATCACTGCGACGGTGGCGGGGGAGTCGTCGCACGACGTGAACGCAGACGGGCTGCTGAAGCTGGACGTGGGCGGCACGACGTACTATATCCCGATCTTTGGGGCTGGGAAGGTGACGAACGAGTAAGGACGGGGGTGAGCGATGGCGATCACGCTGGTGGACTCGACGCTGTACGAGGTACGGAAGGACGGAGATGGCACGTTCCAAGTGACGGCGGGGAAGCATCTGAGGATCGAAACGTCGCCTAGGGGTGAGGAGATCCTGGACGTGATCGTCCCTACGGGAAAGGTGTGGACGGTCACGGTGAGTGTGCGCGTCATCGAGACGGATGTATGAGCGAAGGAGGGGGCGGGCGGCGACGCCTGCCCCCTTACAGGATTAACGGATCGGAGGAGCGGATGGCCAGGCGGGTGAGGCGAGACAGGAAGGGAAGGCAAGGGGCTATTATGAGGAAGCAGATCGAGCAGAGGAAGGCGGCGCTGCAGCGGCAGGGGCAGGAGTTGGACCGGCGGCTGGTGGAGATTGACCGGCAAGGCCAGCAGTTGCAGCAGGAGCGCAGCCAGGTGATTGCGAATCTGAACGCGGTGAGTGGGGCGCTGCAGTTGTGTGAGGAGTTGTTGAAGGCGACGGCGGACGGCGGACAGCCGACGCCGGACCCGGGGGCCATGACGCTGGAGGAGTTGAAGGAGAGGGTCGGGGCAAACAGTATCGAGGTGGTGGTGGAGGGGGAGGGTACGCCGGCGGTGGCGCTGGACGATACACCGGCGGTGTACTAGAGATGAAGATTGACATCGGGATCGCGGCAAATAAGAACCAGGAGCAGAAGTGGTGGTCCACGCTGATGCCGGAGCTGCTGGCGCTGGAGCGGCGGGGGAAGGTGGAGATCGAACGGTTCATCGTGATCGGGTCCGCGCTCACGGATTACAATCGCAACAAGGTGGTGGCCACGTTCCTGGATGGCGGGGACAGTGAGGCGCTGTGGTTCATTGACGACGATACGATCCCACCTCCGCGAGCGGTGGAGTGGCTGGTGGATCTGCTGGAGGTGGGGGCGTGCGAGGTGGCGGCGGGGATCTATTACTCGCGCTCGGCGCCATTCAATCCGATCGCGTACCAGCGCAGGCCGAACGGGTTGTACATTCCGCTGGCCAGGTTCGAGCCGGGGGAGATCGTGTACGTGGATAGTGTGGGGATGGGCTGCACGCTGATCCGGGAGCGGGTGTTCTCGACGATCCAGGAGCAGTACCGGGTGTACAGCCGGGTGAGCAATGGGACGCTGGTGCCGGTGCACCGGGAGGATGCGCGGCCAGGTGAGCCGATGGAGGCGGGGGCGGTGTTCGAGCCCAGCCTGACGCGCGGGTACCTGGTGGAGCCCATCGCCGGGCCGGTGGACGTGGAGGAGTGGCCCTTCTTCGCGTTCGAGCACGGGCGGACGGAGGATCATTTCTTCTGTGAGATGGCGCTGCGGTGCGGATTCAGGATCGTGGTGGACACGGCGGTGGAGTGCCAGCACGTAGGGATGGAGCCGACGACGCGGCAACGCTTCCAGGACGTGAAGGATACGCTGGGGAGTTACGCGGCGATGCGGGTGGAGATGGGGGAGGATGGATGGAGCGCAACGGGAAGATGAAGGTGCTGGAGATCGTGGCATCGAAGGATGGGCAGGAGGGGATAGCCTCGGAAGTGTGGCCGGGGGCGGAGGTGGTGACCTGGAAGATTGACGCGCTGCAGAGTGACGCCGGCGAGAAGGGGCCGTACGATGCGGTGCTGGCCAGCCACGTGCTGCAACTCATGGGGGGAGGGGCGGTGGTGGAGGCGGTGCGGGGATGGGCGGGGATGCTGCGGGAGGGGGGGGAACTGCACCTGGTGGTGCCGGACCTGGCCTGGGCGTGCGAGCAGATCACGAAGCAGCACGAGGCGGACCGGTGGACGCTGAAGGTGATCTATGGCGGCCAGGGCGGCGCGCCGCACAAGTGCGGGTTCACGGTGGGGTTGCTGCGGAGTGCGCTGGCCGCGGCGGGGTTGAAGGCGAAGGCAGCGCGATTGGGGCCGTACCGGATGGTGCAGACGGACGGGGAGGCGGACGAGCACGGGGTGATCGCGCGGCAGGTGTACGTGGTGGGGGTGAAAACCACGGATGGAACCACGGATAAAGAAATGAACGATGAGGAGGATGGAGATGCGTAGTGCGATAGCAAAGTACTTGGATGGGACGGGGGCGGTGAAGGCAGCGCCGGGGTTCGTGCACGCGATCAGTCTGGCCGGCGGGGCGGCAGCGGCAGGGACGGTGATCCTGGACGATAGTACAGCGGGGAGCGGGACGAACAAGTGGAAGATGGCGGCACCGACGGGTGGCGGAGATAGTGTGACGTTCGATCCGCCGATCTACTTCGCGGTGGGGATCTATGCGACGCTGGCCGGGTCGGGAGCGGTGGTCAGCGTGGCGTACGAGTAGGGGGAGAGGGATGACGAAGAAGGTTGTGAAGCGGGCGACGGCCGGCGGACGACAGCGGACGGCGAGGGAGCCGGGCCTGAGTGCGGAGCAGGTGAAGATCATCCTTCAACACGGTGAGGTCCACGACGGGAAGAATTCGGGACAAGAGGCGGTGGGGCCTGCTGTGGGGCAAAAGGACGTGATGCCCCCCAGCTACGCGCAGATGGCGAGGCTTAAGGCCAAGTCTGAGGTGATGGTGACGGTGGCATTTGAGTGGGGGCTGGCGTCGGCGATCCGCGAGGAGGTGTTCCATCTCCCGGATGTGGCAGAGGCGGTGGAGTTCGTGAGGATCACGGTGGAGGAGGGGTTCTGGCTGAAGGGGCAGGGGCAGGATCCCGAGTATACGTTCATCCCCTGGCACCGGGTGCTGACGGTGCGGGCGCTGGAGGGTGTGGCGGCGGCGATGAGCGAGCGCAAGGTGGCCGGATGATCGTGGTCGTGCTGGGGATGCACCGGAGCGGGACGAGTGCGGTGGCCAACGTGCTGCACCACCTGGGTGTGAATATGGGCGACCACCTGTTCGAGGCAAACCGGTGGAACACTCAGGGCTACTATGAGGACGTGGACTTTTTCGACGTGAACGTGGCGTTGTTCCACGCGGCCGGTGGGCACTGGGGGGATCCGCCCGGGTTCTCGGCGATCTGGGAGACGGGGGCGTGGTTCGTGCCACAGATGACGCAGATCGTGAGGTGGAAGGAACGGGCGCGCGCGGTCTGGGGGTGGAAGGATCCGCGGACGGTGATCACGATGCCGGTATGGTGGGAGGCGATGCAGCAGGTGGGGATCCAGGACGTGCGGGTGGTGCGGACGGTGCGCTCACAGTGGGGGATGCTGCAATCACTGGCGAAGCGGGCACGGGAGGCCTCGGCGCTGGCGGTGGAGGTGGGGGAGGAAGATGCCGGGCTGGCAGAGATGGCCACGTGGGGGAACGACCGGTGGGCGGCGCTGATCCACGAATACGAGCTGAGGGTGCTGCAATTCCTGGGGGAGCACCCGGAGGTGGCGTGCACGACGGTGAGGTTCGAGGAGTTGGTGCGGGCGGAGACGACGCGGGAAGTGGTCAGCAAGCTGGCAGAGTTCGTAGAGGCAGACGTCAGGCTGGTGGAAGGTGCGGTAGAGCAGGTGGTGGTGAGATGAGGAATGACCCGGGGGATTTACCGGCGGGCTTGGCAGAGCCACAATCCTTCAGCGGGTAGGATTCCATCTGGCCGGGCTATCCCTCACGCGCGCGGGTCATCCTCGCGTGGTACCGTGGTCATTATAGCAGGAGTGAGGAGTTATGTCAATGGACGACGGCGGACGGACGACGGCGGACGCGATGTGGATAGATTTGGTCGGGCGACTTACATCCGCGCTGCGGGCGAAAAAGCAACGGGGAGACCTCACTGTCAGAGAAGAGGCGTTGTATCTGGCAAAAGTGGTGCGGGAGTGGATCGAGCGGAACTCGCAGTTGATGATCTTGGTGGGGAAGTACGAGGATCCGGCGCTGGGGTCGAGGGAGTAGGGATGCCGGCAATCGTGCGGAAGATGAGGAAGGGCTGGGTAGTGCTGGCGCACCGGGGGAAGGGGGCGCGGTTGTTGGGCAGGCACGATACCCAGGCGCAGGCGGTGGCCCAGCAGCGGGCGGTAAATGCTAACTTGCGTAAGCGGAAGAAGCGGAGGCAAGGATGACGGCGAAGACGAGAGCGGACCTGGTGGGTGAGGTGGCGCGACGGTTCGGGATGTACCGGCGGTCCACGGCGACGGGCGGGAGTACGACGACGCTGGCGGACACGGCTAAACTCTACGAGCCAAATGACTATTGGATCGGGCACCATCTGTACATCGTGACGGACGCGGGTGGATTACACGCAGCACCGGAGGCGGAGGAGCGGCCGGTGACGGATTTCGTGCAGTCCAGCGCGACGCTGACGGTGGATCCAGCGTTCACGGCGGCGCCGGTCAGTGGGGATACGTACGAGCTGCTGCCGGCGAAACGGGAGGACGTGATCGCCGCGGTGAATGCGGGGATCCGGGCGGCGGGGGAGACGTGGCTGACGCAGGTGGTGGATACGACGACGGTGACGCTGGCGGACGACGATTACGAGTACAATCTGCCGGCGGCGCTGGTGCGGGTGCTGGCGGTGTGGGTGCGGGATGCCAGTGACGAGGGCTGGCGCCAGGTGCCGGGGCGGAACTGGCACGTGGCGGGGACACCGGGCGCGCCACAGGTGTTGTACTTCGATAGTCTCGATGGGGTAGACAGTGGTCAGGATTTGCGGCTGGACTATCTGGCGCGGCTGAGTGAGTTGTCCGCGGACAGCAGCAGCCTGGGGATCGGGGAGCCGGCGGAGCGGGAGGCGGTGGAGTTCGTGACGTCGTGGGCGCTGTACTGGATGCACGATATGGCGGCGAGCAGGGCGCCGGAGTCGGCGGGGTACCGGGCACACCTGACGCAGGCGCAGTATTACGTGGAGATCGCGGAGCGGTTCCGGGCACGGGCGGCGCGTTGGCAGCCGGCAGGGACGGTGCACGGGGCGCGGTGGGCGAAGGCCAGGGGGTAGGATCATGCGCGAAGCATTAGCAGCTTTGGCACACGAGCAGTGGGTGGGATGGATGAAGTACTTGTTCTCGAGATCTTCTCGATTGGCTGATGGGAGCTGTGTGATTCCAGCATCGCTGGTGCAGCGATGGGATAGGCAGATGGCAACTCCGTACGATCGTCTGCCGGAGCCGGAGAAGGACAGCGATAGACGAGAGGCAGATCGCATGATAGATACACTCCGGAGGTGGATCAGAGATGGCTGATGCTCGGTACCACGTGCGGTTCGCGGATCCGGAGAGCGGGGAGGAGTTGGGGCTGCTGCTGACGGAAGCGCCGGCGCTGGGGTTCAGCCGGCGGCTGGTGAACCCGTACGCGGCGAAGGCCTCGAAGGGGGCGACGCAGGACCAGGACCTGACGGAGTGGAGTATGCTTTCTCAGCGGGACTGGCGTGGCGGGCGGGGCCAGGAGGAGATGGCGGATGCGAGCGCGTTCTACGATTCGTGGAACGTGGAGACGAGGATCGAGAAGCAGGTGACGTTGGGGCCGCTGCCGCAGAATCCGACGGGGACGCTGCCGGTGTACGAGCCGGGGAGTGTGACGTGGTACTATGCGGACTGGCCGGGGCCGGCGGTGCAGGTGGACACGAGCGCATCGTATCTGCCGGTGATGCTGAACCAGGGAGCGAGCATGCGGTTCGTGGCGCGGCGTACGCGGCACATCTCCTCGGTGGAGGTGCGGATCAAGAAGGCGGCGACGACGAGCGGGGTGATCACGCTGGCGCTGTACTCGGAGAGTGGGGGGTTGCCGGGGACGTCGCTGGGCTCGAAGGCCGTGGCGGCGGCGAGTGTGAGCACGAGCTGGAGTTGGATCACGTTCACGTTCGACGCGGCGGTGGAGGTGACAGAAGGGTATTGTTGGGTGGTGCTGACGACGGAGGACGCGGCGGGCTATGCGTGGAATGCGATCACGTACCGGCCGGATCCGGTGTGCTACGTGGCGAGTAAGTTGTCGGGCTCGTGGAGCCGGGTGGGCGGAACGGAGAATTACACGCTGACCTATAAGGCACACTATGCGGGGTACTCGCGGTCCATGAGTTTCGTGTGTCCCGATGGCGGGATCACGTGCACGACGGTGCAGTTGTGGATCAGCGTGGCCAATTCGTGCGGGCAGTTGTACGTGCGGCTGTACGCGAACAGTGGAGGGAAGCCGACGGGGGCGGCGCTGGCGACGAAGACGGTGGAGCCGACGTGGACTTATGGGTGGTACGAGGTGATCTTCGAGGCCTCGGCAGTGCTGACGGGTGGGCAAACGTATCACATTGCGGTGGAGCCGGTGGCGGAGGACAGCCAGGCGCTATCGTACGAGCGGTATTTCATCTGGGGGGGGAACTCGTCGGGGGGATACGCAACGGGTGGAAGTTGCCGGAAGATTGGGAGCGGGTCGTGGACGGCCTGTACGGAGGACCTGTACTTCCGGGTGAACCGGAACGAGCTGGACGGCGCGCCGGTGGCATTCGCGCGGTACGACGACGAGTGGTACTGCGCGGCCGGGGATACGGTGTACGTGTGGGACGATGGATGGACGACGAGTGATCACGTGCACACGAAGGACGTGACGTCGTTGGAGATGTGGGGAGGGTATTTGTGGGCGGGGCGGGGGTCGAGTAACGTGCTGCGCAAGTTCAACGGGTCGGAGTGGGCGGCGGTGACGGGGGTGTACGCGAACCTGCTGAAGGCAGGGGGCGGGTATTTGCACCTGAGCAATGGAGAGGCGGGGCACGAGCACGAGATGAAGTACACGGCGGATGGGACGGAATGGTCGGATGCAATCGAGATCGGGGCGGGTGACCAGGCGATCACGGCGATGGCGTGGTACCGGGACATGCTGGTGTGCGCGAACGCGATCAGCCTGTGGGGGGTGGCGGCGGAGATGGGGTACCCGCTGGTGGATTGGGCCAGCCAGGAGGACGCGCACAATGGGGTGGGAATGCTGACGTGGGGGAAGACGGGCTGCCTGTACATTCCGCTGCGGTTCGGGTTGTACCGGTGGAACGGGGATAGTATGAGTGCGATCGGGCCGGAGCAGGGGATGGGGCTGCCGGGTGCACGATCGGGATACATCAACGCGCTGGTGGGGACGAACAACTGGCTGTTCGCGGCGGTGAATGCAGGATCGGCGGGGACGTCCTCTATTCTGGCCTACAGCGGGATGGGGGGATGGCACGAGATGCAGCGGGCGGACAAGGCGAACCAGGCAGTGGGCATGCTGGGGTTCGAGGTGCTGAGCAGCCCGGCGCGGCTGTGGTACGGGGTGGGGAGTGAGACGCGGTATCTGTTGTTGCCGGACTATTCGGACAATCCATACCAGTGGACGGGGTACGAGTTCAATGCGCAGGGGGAGCTGGAGCTGAGCTGGTACGGCGGTGACCTCCTGGAGGTGGTGAAGGATCTGCACGAGGTGGTGATCCGGGGGGAGGGCCTGGCCAGCGGGCAGACGGTGGCGATCTTTTATGAGATTGACCGGAGCGGGATGTGGACGTACCTGGGGCTGGCGAACGCGGGGACACGGGTGTCGTTGCAGGTGAAGGCGGCGACGTTTGGGAAGCGGACGATCGGCGATGGATCCACGACGACGACGATCGAGCTGGCGAGCGGTCACACGACGGAGGGGATGGCGGCGGGCGATTGGGTGAGGATCAACGAGGAGGTCCGACAGGTCTCGAGTGTGACGGACAGTGACACGTTCGTGCTGGTGAACGAGCTGAGCGCTGCGCCGGCGAGTGACGACGTGGTGTACGCCAGCCGGCCGGCGGGGCGGGAGTTTCGTTTCAAGGTGGTGTTGAGCACGAACGACAATACTCTGACACCGAAGGTCAAGGCGATCATCGTCCGCTATCAGAACAACGTGCTGGACCGGTTCATCTACGCGCTGCAGGTGCGGGTGGCGGACGGGATGGTGGACCTGGCGGGGAATCCGTACCCGTACAGCGCGGCGACGTTGCGGAGTGCACTCGACGATTGGGTCAAGCGGGTGTGCCAATTCACGCTGTGCGATCCGGACGGGGCAGCGCGCACGGTGAAGGTGGTGAGCGTGGGCGAAGGGGGTTACACGCGGGAGCAGGGGGCCTCGCCGATACGATACGGGTCGGTGTACTCGATCAACCTGGTGGAGGTGGCATAGGTGAGTCCCGAGGAGAATGGTTATCCGCGCTGCCTGGATCGCGGCGGGTGTATTTTTGGGCAGGGGGTAGAGGAGCGGGTGGTGAAGCTCGAAACGCAGATGGAAGCGGTGGGGCGGAAGATCGACAAGATGACGACGGCGCTGCTCGGGGCGGCGCTGACGTTCGCGACGGCGGCGGTGATGCTGGGGATCAACCTGGCAGTCAGGTGACGTGGTTGGAAGTATGTTGGAAGTATCTGGATGAAGAAGACAGGGTTCACACGGATCGGCAAGGTGGCGAAGATCGGGCTGAAGGGACCGACGCGGGCATATAAGCCGGACGTGGGAGGAGGGCGGGCGGCGGGTGCAGCGCTGCAAATGAACCTGGTGCCGGAGGAGCTGCGGGTGTGGGCGCGGGTGGTGGGGGAGACACGGGCACGTGAGGTGTGGGACCTGACGCAGAAGGGGATCGTGGGGACGCTGCCGGAATTGTGCACGTACGTGTGGCTGGAGAAACGCAAGATCGAGTTCGAGTTCCAATCGCACCAGATGGGCGGCCGGTCGGGGGCCGGTGGCGGGGCGGTGGTGGACTTTGTGTTGTACAACTTATCATCGAATGGCTATTATTGCTGGCGGATCCAGGGCGAGTATTGGCACACGTTTGCGCCGGAGGTGGTGGCGAAGGATCAGGCGCAGGCTGACCGGCTGCGGCAACTGAAGATCGGGGGGGTCCCGGTGGTCGGGGTGGTGGACCTGTGGGAGTCCGACGTCTATCAGAAGTACCCGGCGGTGTTCGAGTCCGCAGAGATGGGAGTGGGGTTGAGGGGATAATGGAACTGCAGTTCTCAGTGCACGCACGACAGCCGCAGATGGGCGATACCCTCGTCTTTACGGGAGATGGGTGGGAGCCGCAGTCGCCATACGCGCGGCCACAGCGAGAAACGTACGTCCGCACGAACACGGTGCCGCAGATCAACATGGGTCTGACCAGGTCGCCGAACTTCGTGAGCGGGTCGGCGGGGTGGCAGATCCAGGCGGATGGGTCGGCGGAGTTCAACGACGTGGTGGTGCGGGGGACGATCTACGCCAGCGCCGGCAGTATCGGGGGATGGACGATTGCGAGTGGCCACCTGTACGCGGGGACGGGGGCGGGACGGGTGGGACTGCGGCCGGCGGACTATCCATTCTACGCGGGGGCGGAGAACCCGGCAGCCGCTCCGTTTCGGGTGACGGCAGCGGGGGCGTTGGTGGCCACGAGCGCGACGATCACGGGGACGATCACGGCGACGTCGGGCACGATCGGCGGGTGGGACATTACGGCGACGCAGATCCAGGCGACGGACGACGTCGTCCTCCTGGACAGTGCAGGGATCATCACGGTGGGCGGGGCGGGGTATCTGTCGAGCGATCCGTTCACGTCGGGGACGCAGGGCTGGAGGATCACGCCGACCGAGGCGGAGTTCGGGAACATCACGGCGCGGGGGGAGATCCGCACGGCGGTGTTTCGGTACAACGAGGTGCACGCGCAAGCGGGGCAGCTGCTGGTGACGCCCAATGCAGCGAAGTTGGACGAGGATTTGACCATCGCCGCGAGCGGGTCGTTCGACGTGGGGGAGACGGGGCGGTTCTCGGCGAACGACATTGTGCGACTGAAAGACGGAAGCGGGGACGTGTGGCTGACGGTGAACAGCGACGAGGGAGATGGGACGTACACGTACACCAGGTCCTCCGGGTCGGCGGTGGGGACGGTGTTCGGGTGCGGGACGGCGGTGGTAGGCTATGGGGCGTCGGGCGAGGGGGGGATCGTGTTGGATGCGGTGACGGCGAACGGGCCGTTCATGGACATCTTCACGCACGCGGGGTCACCATGGTCTGCGCTGACGACGAAGGTGCGGGTGGGGAATCTGGCGGGGATCACGGATGCGGATCTGAATCCGACGGGGTACGGGTTCTACAGTGACAACGCGTACCTGCGTGGCGATCTTCTGGCGGGTGGGGGAAAGGTCCTGATTGATAGCCTGGGCATGCACGTGGATATTGAGGGTGCCACTCCGTCATCGGGCGTGATAAAGTTTGAGGATTTCGGTGGCACATATGATTTCTGGGCGCTGATGTGGACGTACACTAGCGGGTCGGCGCACAAGTTCCATCTACGCAACCGCGCTGCTGCTGCCACGTACACGACAGCCGTTACTAACCTGACGGCCGAGGGGCCGGCTGCCACGGCGGAAACGGTGAGCGAGGTATATCTATCGGCACCGACGGGCTGGTCGGGCCTACGAGCAGCCGCAGGGACCTATGCTGTGGTAGGCGTGTGGGATGGAGCGGCGACGGTAGTGCGACCAAAGACAACCTGGAACAGCGGTGGGAACATCGTCCACAAGCTGTTCGACGCCGCAGGGGGCACTAAGCTTTCGATTACGGACAGCGCTGAGGCAGAGGTGGCGTACATCAATTCAGATGGGAAGGTGCTGTGCGCGCTCGATGCGCATCCCAACAGTGATGGGCGGGGGTTGTTTGTGCGAACAGTCAACCGCCTCGGGATTGGTGTCTATACCAACCACTTCCGCGCTGTGGCAAACGGCGGACTGGGCAATGTGATCCCAACTGGTTTCACCTGGCGTGGGGCACCATTCGGCGGGACGCCTGCGACATTGGACTACTGTGCACAGGGTGACTACATGTACGCGAGAGGCGATGGGGCCGGTACAAAACACTTTCTGGCAGACGACATCGCCAACGCTGGGGCATCCTGGCAACTGAAGTACATCGCGGCACGACTGCGAACCGGGCAAATAACTGAGATCGGCTTGCGAGTGGACGACGGCAGTGACAACAACTATGCAGAGGTTTTCATGACCGGCGTGTTGGCAAATGCCACCCAGCGGCTGGATTTCAGGTACCGTGCGGGTGGAGGGGCGGTCACTACGGTTTCATCTGGATTGATCGTTCCGTGCGATACGTATGTCACCTGCGTGCTGTATTGCAATTATTCGGTTCCTAACTACTCGTTCTACGGGTTGTTGCTCGGGGAGGAGGGTGAGTGGGTAAATATCACTGGATTTGACACCGGTGCCGTCGGCTGGGCACCTGCTGCAGGGCGTGTGGGATTGATAACAAAAGATTTTGGGAATGTCGGCTATTGGGACTTGTTTTATCACAATTTCGGGCTATCGTAAAGTTGGTGGTTCCAGCGAGCACGGCGCATCTATGCCGTGGTTGCTGGAACTAGACAAGGCGGGTGGAGGTGATGGAGCCGGCTTCGATCTCGACGCGCAGGCCGGCGTTCTGAAGTAGGGTCCGGACGCGCACCGGCGGGGCGGTGGTCACCAGGTCGGGGAAGAGTTGGGCCAGGGCCTCGAGGGCGGCGCGCCGTTGGGCAGGATCGGGGGCGGCAGCCAGGAGGACCTGCAGTTCGAGGAGGCGGGAACGGGCAGCGGTGACCTGGTCCAGGAAGAGATCGTCGGCGCTGCGGTAGATCTGGGGGTCCATCTGGCCGGCAGCCAGGGCGAGGGCCAGGCGCTGGCGACGGATCTCGAGCTCGGCCAGGTGGTCACCGAGGGCGGCGATCTCCTGATGGAGTTGGGTGGTGTCGTCGGTGATCACCAGGGCGGCATCGAGGGCGGCGGGGGTGGCCAGGCCGGCCAGGAAGGCGGCGATGTGTTCGACGACACGGTCTTCGCGGATGTAGTTGGGGTGGCAGGACTGGCCGGTGTGGGAGCGGTGGGCGTGTTTGGTGCACCTTAACCACCAGTGTTTGTGATGGGCCAGTTGCCGTGACATCTGGTAGCCGCACCTGGCGCAGAAGACAACGCCGGCGAGGGGGGAGCCGGTGGTCTTGTTGTAGCGATCGCGGCGGCGGCGGTTGCGCTCGCGGATGACGGCGGCGTGGGTGTCGGGATCCCAGAGGGCGGGGTAGTGAGGGGAGGGATACTCGGGCTCGACGTGGTCGAAGTGGGGGAAGCCGCCGTAGACGTCGGAGCGCATCATCTTCTGGACGGTCGAGTACGCCCAGCGCGCCACCCGGGGCGGGCGGTAGGGGGAGGCCTGGAGGGCGCGCACGATCGCGGCGTAAGGCTCGCCGGCGATGAACAGGCGGGTGGCCAGGAGGACGGCGGGGGCCAGGTCGGGGTCGAGTTCGGCGGTGGCGGCGCGGCCGTTGGGGCCGGGGATGGGGCGGTAGCCGATGGGCCAGTGGCTGGAGCAGAGGCCGCGCTTGACGCGGGCTTTGATGCCGGCGCGGAAGCGGTGGACGCGGAGGGTTTGATCCTCGGCGGCGCGGACGGATTGGATGGCGTAGATGTAGCGCTGGGCGGTGGAGGTCTGGCCGATGGGATGGGGGGCGGAGGCGAAGTAGATTTCGGCGCCGGACTTTTCGACGAGGGAGATGACCTGGTTGGAGAGGGCGGGATCGCGCCCGAGGCGGTCGGGGTCGAGGGCGAAGAGGACGTCGAAGGTGTGGTCGGCGCAGTCCTGGCGGAGTTGGGCGTAGGCGGGCATGGCGGATTCGGCGTCGTGCCAGAAGATGAGGTCGCGGGTGTGGCCAGGGATGGAGTAGACGCGGACGACGTGGCCACCGACGGCCTCGGCGAACTGGCGGCCGGCGGCTTCCTGGTCCTGCAGTGAGGTCTTGTCGGGGCCGGCCTGTGGTTTGGAGGAGACGGCGGTCCAGATGGCGATGCGGGGGGGAGGGGATTGTTGGGTCATGATTGGTGGCGTTGGGCCCTGGTCAGGAAGGTCAGAGAGGGACGGTAGGTACAGCCGCGGATGAGGAGCCAGGCCGACAGGATTAGCCAAGAGACGATGGTGGTGACTTCTCGTGTTTGGATGGTAGTGAGGATGAGGGTGAAGGGACCACAGAGGGTGACAGATAGAGCGGTGGCAACTGGTGCGTGAAGGGTGACCGCAGCATATAGACCGCTCGTTGCCGTCGAGGAGTAGATGTAACTGATGATGAGGGGCACAGCAGCGATGGCACCGAGCAGGAGAGTGTCACCACGACTGGTGACCTGGTGGTCAAGGTAGACACGGTTCAGACGGTGGATCATTTGTCGAGTGAGAAGGGAGAGGGCGAGAAGGAAGATAAGGATTGCCGGGATCCACGAGGGCCAGAAGAGATAAGCGAGGATGCCAAGGACACCGGCGAGGATGCCGACGAGGGCACCGCCTCCAAGGCCAAGGACGATGGTGGCGCGGATGTCCTGGGTAACAGTGCGTTTGGCCTGTCTGTGCTCAGTTTTAATAGTTCGTTCATCAGGTAGCATCGGTTATCCCGCCGTAGTTGAAGCCAGATGACGAAGAATCTAGCCAGGTGCAGGGCTCTCTTGAAAAGTCGTGCCATTCTCTTGACGGCGGTCGGTGACTTGGGATCTCAGTAAAGCACGCATCATTATCAGGATCCTCTCTTGGTCAGCGTCGTCAAGTGCCTTGAAGAGGTACACTGCTTCACCTAATCCAGGGACTTGGGTGTTATAGGGATTCTTTGGTTCAGCGATAGTGTTCCGACGTAGGTGGCCAGCGATGGCAAGAACGTCTTCTTCCGGAACGCCGAAGAAGGTTGCGATCTTACGGCAGTTCTTTGAGTTGGGCGTGTAGGTACCTTTGAGCCATTTTCCGATGGTGACGTGCGAGATGTGCAGTGCGTAGGATAGGCTCAATGCGTTGATGTTGTTGCGGTCCATCTGCTCTTTGAGCCAACTGGATATTTCCACGTTCCTATTATACCAGAAGTTTATAGTTTGTGACTAGAGGGCTTGACAAGAGTTGAATTGTGTGGTACAATACTTCTGTGCGTTACAGTACAGAGGGAGAGCGATGAAGGGTCCAGTCTTACGAATCCATATTGAGTTGTTGCAGCGTGGTCAGGGGAGCAAGCGGTGGTTGGCTGAGCAACTGCACGTTTCCCAGAGTTACGTCAGTTTGCTGTTGTCTGATAACCGGTCGTGGACAGAGCGCTTGAAGGCAGCGGCCAGCCAGGTGTTGGCCGTGCCAGTGGACGAGTTGTTCACGCCGGTGATGAATGCGGTGGAGGTGCAGGATGGGCGACAGGACAGCGCCGGGGCAGGGTGAGGCGGACATCAAGGACGTGGCGATCCATTTGCCGGAGGACGTGGGGCAGGCGTTGGTGCACCTGGCGGAGGTGGCGGGGGGGACGATCGTGATCGAGTTGCAGGTCACGGCGCCCAGCGCGCCGGCAGGGGCGGGTCAGGAAACGGCGGGTAAGTGAGGGGGAGATGGGAAGCGGGAAGGCGTTCGTGTACGACTTCGACGAGGAGTGTTCGTACCGGCTGGGGCAGGGGGAGTCGGCGGACGAGATACGGGTGGTGGTGTGCCCGGTATGCGGGAAGATGACGACGGTGGACGCCAAGGGCTGCGGGAACTGCGGGGCTGTGCTGGACCAGGAGGACGAGCGGGTGATGACGCGGATGATGACCCTGGCGAAACACCTGGCGCAGCAGTGGGAGAGTGACTGGCTGCAGGAGTTGGAGAAGGTCCTGTGGAGTGGAGGGGAAGCGTGATGGAGAGGCAGGCAGGTGCGCTATTGGCCGGCTTGTTCAGGCTGGCGGTGGAGTTGGGGTACCGGTGGGATGGGGAGCGGTGGGTTGCACCGGTGGGGGATTCGACGTTGCGAGCAGGGCCGGGGCAGGTTCGGAGATCTGACCCCCCTTCCCGCCTCAGGTTGAAGGCTTGTTCCGGTTCTGCTCGGAGCGCCGAAGCCACTCCTCTTGTGTTGCCCATACCC